GTGCGTTCACAATAGCCGTAATCATAACCCAAAAGTATCACACGTTCCGCGCCCTGCAACACAGCCAGATTCATTGCTTGAAACCCACTGTTGCCGCCTGTTGCTACGTGCGCCGGGTTGGTACTCCATACCAGCGGATTTTTTGGCTGGACATAGTTTAAATCATATTTTAAATGGGCTTCGTGGTTTACGGTCCATTTCTCACCAGCGAATCCAGGCAATCCCCCGTGGCGCACTTGATCGTGGTATCTATCCCACCAATCGCCATCAGCGGCGTATAAAACATCAGCCCATGGCGCAATTATATAATTTTCTTTGATCACATAAACGGTGCCCTTGCCTTGGCAATATGCAACGCCTTCTTTCGTCAGGGATGGCCCGGACGCAATACAAATAGCAGTTTTCATTGATTGCTGGGTTTTGGTGTCTGTGTAATCATTCGCCACACTTATGCCGCCTCTATTAGATTGATGTTACCAATCCAACGGCGTTCAACTTCGCCCAAATTGTTTGTGGCATCAATTTCAAAATACAATTGGCCTGTTTGTGTGATGGCCGCTGTGTCCACCGCTGATATTGTCACGGTAATCAAATAATTATCAGCGGAATCAACAACAATGCCCGCCGGGCTATCTGTTGAATTTGTTGCCAGCACATCCGCGCCACCAGAATTCTTTTCAACGGCCTTGAATGTAAAGCCCCACAAGGATGTATCAGTGTAATTGCCATCATCCTTTATGCGGAATTCAAGCTTGAATGTGGCACCTTTGTAAAGTTCCGCATCTTTTTCAATAGGTTCAATCACATTCCCATCCCTTTACGATATGGGAAAAGCAAACTATCCACCGCCGGATTGTTTTTTAAATCCTTTTCGGTGTGTGCTTCCCGGTTCTCATACATGGTGCCCACAAGCAATAAGGCCGCCGCTTTGACCGCCGCATTTTTTGGCGGGTTTGAGGAATTCAAATAATTTTCAATCTGAATATCAGCGGCATCAATATAAAGCTGCAACACCACATCTTCATTGGCGTGAGTGATGCGCAGATGCTCTTTTGCTTCCTCTATTGAGATAAGGGCGGCCATATTTTAATCTTCTTCGCGTGTTAAGTCTGAAACGGCTTCAATTTCTGAACGCTTCGGTTGCTTTCCGGTAAGCTCTTTGATCACGTTAAGATCAGGCAAACCATTTTGTGTCCAATGGGCATCATCATCGTGATTAAGGGACTCTAATGCTTCTTCCAAAGTCATTTTAGTTTCAATCGGGGCGGCGGCGGGCGGCGTGTCCGTCTTATTTTCTGTAAATTCCGCAACACCAGAATTGACAAGCAATTTTGCGGTGGCAATATTTAAAGTCACTTTCTTGCCAATATACGCATTGCCCACTACGGTGGTGGTCGTATCTTTTATAAATACGATTTCAACTTTTCTGTTTGGCACCACGCCATCAATGGCGCTCATAATTGTTTTTGTCATTGTCTGTGTTCCTTTCGTTGAACATAAAAAAAGGGGTGCCATTGTTGGCACCCCTTTATTGTATATTTAACAGCTTAAAGCGTCAATAGTCCAGCTTGTGAAGATGCCGGGCGATACACAGCCAACGCCTTGCGGGTGGCGGAACGGATTGTAAGTAGTCCCTTTTGTGCATTGTCTTCATCTTGCTCATAAATATCCACTGTGGTGCCTGTACGGTTCCAAAGCATATATGCAATATCAAACGCGGCAACAACAAATGAACCAGCCGGGCACGCACTTGAAACAACAACTGGCAAGCCCCAAAGAACTGGTGCCATTGCAGATGCAGGGTTGCCAATGATATAGCGATCATCTGATCCCGCATTGACTTTCAAGCGTGAAATTGCAAACCAATCAGCCGGATTTAAAATAATGGCTGTTGGTGGATACTCCGCAAGGTGGGCCGCTTCAATAGCACGATTAATGCTATCAAGTGCGTTTTCACCCGTTTGCGGTGTAAACACAGTGTGGTTTCCAGTGTCCAAAATCCCAGAGATATTGGGCGTGGTGCCATTTCCATTCAACAATTGTGCATCAACCTTGAAATCAACCGCATAACGCAAGCGAATGTCAATGTAGCTTTGCAATGCCGGGGCATCATCAAGAACTTGTTTTGAAGCCTTAATGATTGTTGAAATGGTTTTCACTGGTGCAGTGGCAAGCTCAAATGTCAGTGTTGATTCAGGACTTGCAACACCTTCATTATGTTCCGCCGCTGCATTCGTCAACAACAATTCACGGGTATATTCAACCATATTGCTGGTTGTTGTCCCTTGTGGCAAAATGTCGGCAATTTTCAGCATACGGCTTGCACCGGGAACAATTCCGTTCAAACGCTGTGGTTCAACAATAGTGCCAGAGTTTTCAAGCGGTGAACCATCTTGGCCAATAATTGTGTTGGCCTGGATAGTAAACTTTGATGAATTGCCCTGTGCATATTCTTTGAATGCATCGGACTTGATCACCATTTCACCAAGGGATTCCACTGGTGCATTACCATTACGCACATTTTCCGCCATATTCTGTTCAATATCCAGAATTTGTGAAGAAATGCCCGCAAGTGATTCGGCAAGTTCATTTGTTTTTTGAACCGCTGCCTTAACATCTTTGCCGGATGCTTCCGCTTGCGCTTTCAGTTCTGTTTCAAGGTCCGCTTGGGTTGTCTTGAAACTTTCAATTGCGGCGTTTGTTTCCGCAACAAGTTCTTCTGGTGTTTTCATCTTAATATTTTCCTTATGATTTAAGATTTTTGTTTAATGATGCAAGTGCATCGGACCAATCGTTTTGATCAGCGCCCGGCTTGATCTCTTCTTTAACAGCAGCGCCCGGCGTACTTGTCAAATCTTTTAAGATGTGGCGGCGTTCGCTCCGCGTTTTCCCGGCCTTGGCCAAGATCACATCAACTTCTTTCAGCGATGAATTGTATTTTGCTTTTTTGTCTTCGTCAACTTCAAGTTCATCACTATCCAAAAACTGTGTACAGAAACCCATTTCAACGGCATCAGCGCCATTGATCCATGTTTCACCATCCATCATTTCAATCACTTCATCTTCATCAAGCGTTGATGCTTTGGTGTACACACCCACCATTGATTTATCAAACCCGGCCAACACTTCGGCACGTTCATTCATTTCATGTTTGTTGCCAATAACAATGCCCCATGCATTGTGGATCATCAGGAAAGCGCTTTCCGCAATCTTGATATTGTCACCAGCCATGGCAATCACAGATGCGGCGGATGCGGCCATGCCCACAATACGGATATTCACATCACCATCATGTTCTTTCAAAAGATTATAGATGGCCACACCTTCAAAGAAATCACCGCCGGGTGAATTAATATTCACAGTCACGGCTTTGCCTTTGTTCTTGCGTAAAATGGAACTAACCACCTTGCCTGTCATGCCCTGCCCGGTCCAATAATCCTCACCCACAACATCATAAATGTTGATACTGGCTTCATCATCGGAATCGGCTGCGCACACATCAGGTTCCCACCGGGCCAAAATATCATCAGACAAGTAAGAACGTATGTCCTGCATGTCGTTGCGGGCCTTGGCTTGAATTTGGTTTTTAATGCGCTTGTTCATTTTTAATCCTTGCAAATATGTGTATCTTAGCATTTATTTTGTGAATAACAAACCCGGATGTTTTATTCCTCGGTCATAGTGGTTTTAATCGTTTCAATCGGCACCATCTGTTGTTGTACAATCAAACAATCCGCGCCTTCTTTTGCGGGCAACTGTTCTTTTGCACGCCATTCATTCGGTGATATAAGCCCGCCTGTAACACTTTCCTTGCCGGACTTGACGCGCTCCGCATAAGTTGGTTCAAGGAATTGGGACAGATCAAATTCAATTGATATTTTGCCGCGCTCTTTCACTTCCAATAGGTTCACGTTCATGCTGGCTTCATAGCGTGCCAGATAGGGCCGCAAGCCAAATTTATAAAACCCTTGCACAATCTGTGCAATACCGCTGCCCCATGCTGTGGATGCCTGTGTGTCATTTACAAGGATGGATGGCACACCAAAGAAACGGCAAATGTCCTCAATCTGAAAACGCCGGGATGAAAGCAATTCAATATCCGTGGGTGAAAGTGACACGCTTTCAAATTTCATATCCGCTTCCAGAACAAACAATCTGTCACTGGTGCCGCTTGTCATTTCTTCAAAATTTTCTTTGATCTTTTTGCGTTGATCCGGTTTCAAAACCTTATCCAACATCAACAACCCTGATGGCTTGCCGCCGTTCTTATAAATATTTGTGGTTGCCTGTTCAGCCGCTTGGCCCACACCAATTGAGTTGCGGGCATACGCCAATGGTGAAAGGCCAATGATACCATTGCCAAACAATTTATTGTGCCAAACTGTTTCTTGCGCGTATATGCGGCGGCCAGAACCTTCCGTATAATGGTAAAGAACTTCACCGCTATCCTGCAAATCAACTTCCATTTGTGGTGTCATAAGCGGCACAAGCGCAATTATTTCGCCCTTACTGTTGCGCTGTTTTACGCTGTAAGCGTTACCCTGCAACACATATTGATATGTGAGTGTTTCAATAAATTCTTGGCGCGTTTGCCACTTATTCATCTTGCCGTTCAATAATTTATTCAGTGGGTGATTGATGTTTTTGGTTTTGGTGCCATCGGCGGCAACGTCATAAATCACAATCGGCATTGAACCAATCGTTTCCGTGATCAGGCGCACACATGCCCACACGGCTGATAATTGCATTGCACTGTCAAGTGTTACGTTTACGGCGGATGCAACCGGGTATGATCCCGGTGAACTGGATTGTTGGCCTTTGTTGCGTGAAACGCCCCCACCCCCTACGAAATTTATTAAACTGCGGATCACGCCCATGCTAAATGCCTCTATTTTATAACAAACTCTTTTGTAAGATTAAGGGTTTTCGCCCTCCGTGGCAAGGACTAACCCTTAATCGGCCCACTGATAAAATCATCAAGGTTCCCATCAAGATCATGATTGCGTTCTGCAACGCCCGCCGCCATCGCCATGGCTTGCATTCCATCAATCCTACCAGATGTTTTCTTCTTGTCCAGCTTTCTATTTTCGCTTGCGTCTTCAACAACAATGGCATTGGCGGCACACATTGTCAGCACGGGATTGCTGCCATGGTTCAACACGCCGTTCAATAATTTTTCTTCTAAGCTATCAAGCGCCGGGGCCATATCTTGAAAGCCCTGCCCCCATTTTACAAGTGGCAATTCAATGCCAAGCGCTTCAACTTCTTTTTGAAATACATCAATGCGCCATCTGTCAAACGCAATGGCAATAAGCTTATCGCTGATGGGCGCGGTGATGGCCTCCACACGTTTGGCCACAAATTCATAATCAACGGTTGAACCGGGTGTTGTTTCAATCCAGCCCGCTTTCACCCATTCTTGATAGGGTGCCCGGTCCTTTTTGGCGCGATCAGCCAGCCCCTTTTTGGGTGTCCAGAACCAACAAAACACAAACCATTCCTTTCCTATGCGGCCCAACAAAACAAAGGCCGTTAAATCTGTTCTTTTGGATAAATCAAGCCCGCCATATATTTCCTCACAGTCTATCAATTCAACACCCTCAACCGGGATGCCATTGGCTTGCCAAACGCTTTTTGAAATAAATGGCGCGGAACGGGCAACACGTTGATTCAAATTTAGATTGCGAAAAGTGTTTTCAAATGATGGCATCCGGGCGGCCTTGATGGCTTGCTTGCGCATATCCTTCATTGAGCGGAACAACCCTAATGCCGGATTAGAAAGCCTCCACCCTTTTTCATCCAACAAATCAAATTTTTCCGGGGTTTCATACACATGACACACCGTGTGTTTCGGCTTGTTCAACTCCGCATCATCAATCAATATGCTAAAAAAATCAGTGTCGTTGGCGGCCTGTGTTGAAATATAAATGATCAAAGGATCATCATATGCCCCCTGCGCTGTTTCAATTGCATCAACAAAATCATCACTAGGGCCAGAGATTTGCCCCACTTCATCCAGAATGGCAAGAATGGGTGATTTACCGTGTGCGGTGTTGGCATCGGCGGATATGGCTTGATATTCTACATTCATAGATAGGCCAATCAATTTCTTTTGTGATGGAACAGGGCGGATTTTGCCTTGCAAATTTGGTGATATGGCTGCGCACTTGCTGGCCAGATTATAAACCTCGGCGGCTTGTTCGCGTGATCGGGCACCGGATACAATCCGTGAATTGAAAACCGCCTCCGGGCCAACCAAATGCGTCAACAAAATAAACGCAATTGTTCCGGTCTTGGCATTTTTCCGGGCAATGGATAAAATGGCGGTATCCGTTCCATGCGGGTTGTCATACACGGCCAGTATAAATTTTTTTTGAAACTTCGCCAGCTTAACGGGTTGTCCAACCTTTGAACCTTCCGGCACAAGGAAATTGGCCTCAATAAATCTTATGACTCTTTGGCCGCGTGATTCTTTCTTTTTTTTCTTTGCGGCCATTGTGCCGGGTTCCATTTATTTAATGTGATGTGGGCGGCTTGGCAAATAAATCATCATCATCATTCACACCATCTTCAATTTTCTTTGCGGCATCCCGCCTTGATTGAACATCGCGGGTTTTTACGCCCTCGCCTGTGGCGTGCAATGCCAATGAACGGCGGATGCTTAAAACATTTTCATGGTACATTTTGATGAAACCTTTTAACGGGTTGGCATATGTGCCAGTAACCACAACTTGCGCGGGCGCATCTTCCGTGGCGGGTATCACCGTTTTTCTATCAAGCTGTTCGCCTTCCCGGTTCAACTTTCTTTGGCATTTATCAAGCGCGTACATATAGCGGGCCAGCATTGCGGCCAGTTCTAAATCATGGGCCTCCCATTCATACTTTGGAATCTTGCTGATGATGCTATCCCAAAAAACATATTCAGCTTTCAAAAGTTTAACGTGTTCAGGCGGTTCAATCTCGCGGAACGCGGCTTGCGCAATTTCCACCTGTGTTGATATGGCATCGCTTCTTTTTCTCTTGCCAGCTTTGCGCGGTGCTTGCGCCTTTCTCTTAGGTTTTGGCGAATCCTTTGCGCTTTTTTTTGTAGCTTTTTTAACCTTATTCGTAACTTTTTTTACTTGACTTTTTGAATCAGGCTTTGGCTTTTCCGGTTGTTTCGTCATAATATTTTTTTAACCTTTTCGTGTGTTAGATAAAAAAGAACAC